AATTATAAGCTCAAAGGGGAAGTTACTCTTGGTTGTGAAAAGTGCGGTGCAGTTATATATGAACGACAAAAGCGTGAAATGATGAGCGAAGAGAATGGAGCTAAGTGGATACCTCAAAATCCAGGACATCAACATAAAGGATATCTAATCCCCTCTTTCTATTCGCCTTGGGTTTCTTGGCGAAAGATAGCCTCCGAGTTTTTAGAAGCCGTACAATTTCTAAAAACAGGGGATGAAGGATATATGAGAGTTTGGCAGAACACCAGAAACGCTAGACCCTTCCTTAAAAAACTAGATGGTGTAGATATCGTGGATAGAAATAAAAGAGTGGAGAGCTATGGAGCAGAAGTCCCAAACCGAGTAAAGATACTAACAGCTGGGGTGGATACACAAGATGATAGATTCGAGATCCTCGTTTTAGGTTGGAGCAATACAAATAGTGGAGAACTCTATGTAATCGATTATAAAGTAATAATGGGAGATCCACAATTTGTAAGTTCTCAGAAAAAGTTAGATGCATATCTATCCAAATCTTTCACGAGAGCAGATGGTGGACAGATGAGAATACAGGCAACAGGAGTTGATACAGGAGGACACAGGGGGAAGGCAATAGATGAATATGTAAAGTATAGACTGCCCGATCGAATCTTTGGAATAAAGGGCTCCTCTCAAAGATTTGCTCCTGTGATAAATAAAACGATGATGCAACTTACAACTAGAAATCTAGTTATGATAGGGACAGTTAAAATAAAAGATAACTTTTACGGCAAACTAGCAATAACAGAGGCAGGTGTTAATTTTGTTCACTTCCCTGATATCCCTATCATCAATAAAAGATTTTTTGATATGTTGACTGCTGAGAAGAGAGATGAAAAAGGGCTTTATGTGCAGATTAGAAAAAGAAATGAAGCTATCGACTGTATGGTCTATGCTATAGCTATGATAGATGTAATAATGGTGAATGTCGATACATTAGTCTCTCCAATTTTGCATGTGGGAGAACAGAGTATAGCTAGTGGACAAGACGAAAACGGGACTTCTATAGGGAGTAGTTTCAACGAAAAAATGGACGCATACTAGTATTTTTTGGCTATAATATCAATTAATATCAATATTTTTAGACAAAAGGGGCGTAAAATGGCAGTTATCTTAAAAACAGTAGGCGAACAGCTTATGGAGGTACAAACCGCGATATCGGGGGTAATGACTTCTCAAAAGTACGAGTATGATGGACGAATGGTAACAAGGGCGGATTTGGATCAATTAACTGCTAGAGAGAAGTATTTAACTGACCAACTAGCAAATTTTGGAGATGTAGTTGTAGGACATAATACAGCGAGAGGAGCGTACCATGTTAATTTTATGTGAAAACCAGAACGCGAATAGTGAGCTTGAAGAGATTTCCGTCCTAGATCGCTATGTGATGAGGGCACTAAATCATAATATTCTGAGGACAAAGGCGAGGCATCTTGCTTCTAGTGCTGTTTTTATCGATGGGGATATCCTCGGCAAAGTAGTGGGTGAAGGGACAAGAGCACAACCCCTAACGAAGACTAGAAACCTTGATGATGAACTAGAATCACGGTTTGAAATGATATCAGATGAGTAATATGTCTATTCACCAAGCAATCACGAATCAGAGAGGCTTTTATGAGGGTGGGAAGTACACTGAGGCTAATAAGAACTTCTGGAACGCAAATAGTGAGTTTGAAGAGACTGCCTCCCTAGATCGTAATGTGATGAGGGCAAGGGCGAGGCATCTTGCGGCTAATAATGCGATTATGAATAATATCGATGGTGCGATTCTTGATAATGTAGTGGGTACAGGGATAAGATTACAATCCCGAACGAATATTAAAAACCTTGATGATGAAATAGAGTCACGGTTTGAAATTTGGGCGACATCCCCTGCTTTATGTGACTCTACAGGTAGATTAAATTTCTATGATATGCAGAGAGTGATACTTCAAACTCGAATGGTAGATGGTGAAATTTACATTTACAAAAGAATCACAAAAGAGGGATTAAAATTACAACTCATAGAAGCTGATGCATTAGATGATGGTGGAATCGACCAAGGGATAGAGATTAATCCTGATGGTAGTGTTAAAGGCTATAGATTTAAAGTGAAGGATAAGAATGGATATTATTCAAGCAAGACCATAACTATAGCGAGCCGACACATAATCAACTACCATTCTACCACGAGGGCAACACAATATAGGGGAGTTAGTGAGTACGCCCAAGCGATTGTCGACATTAAAAACTTTTCTGCATTTCAAACTGCCACTGTTCAATCCGCACTTGCAAAAGCCAATATTGCGTATACGGTAGAAGGAGACATGAGTATTAACAATAATGGTCTGGATAAAACAAGTCGGATCAAAGAAGTTAATGGAATCGCTGTTCACTATCTGAAAATAGGGGAGAAGATAAACAAGTTGGCAGGGGATAGCGCAACTGCTGATTATAAGGACTTCTCAGAAAGCACAATTAGGCTAATAGCCACAGCGCGTAGAATATCGTTTGAATTAGCATTTAGAGACTACTCAAGAGTTAATTTTGCATCATCTAGGGCATCACTAGCTCAAGACAATAAGCGTTTTGATGTAGACCAAAAGAGTTTGGTCAACTATATCTTGAATGATATTTATTACACTTGGATGTTGACAGAGATTATGAGAGGAACAATAAAGATACCTATCGCCAAGTTTTTGTCTGATCATATCCCTTACACGAGAAAAAGATGGGTATTCCCTCCAAAGACTTTCGTAGATCCATTAAAAGAAGTTAATGCGATTGAAAAAGAGATAGCATTGAATATGACAACAGAGACTGATGTCTGCGCTATGAGAGGAAACGATTTTAGAGATGTTATCGCTAGAAAAGTAGAAGAACAAGAAATTAAAGATGAGCTAGGATATGAAGAAGAGATGGTAGTTGAGGATAAAGGAGATGTGAAGGAAGTGAGGGAATTATTGATGAGGGTTCATGACTTACTATCTGAATTAGAGGAAAGATAGCTTTTCATAGTAAAAAATATGATATAATGTACCAATTCATTTTAGGAGGTTTTTTTTGATTAAACGAGAAGCACTAAACGATGTTATCCATACAAGGGTTGCGACATTGCGGTCAAATCCGAACCTCGATAATAAAGAGATGTCCTTTACTTTTGTCTCCACAGAGAACGCAGGCAAAAGGTATGATTGGGATAAAGGGGCATATTATGAAGAGGTATTAGCTCCAGAGGGGGCTTCTTTCTCTAATTTGAGCACCTTCTTTAAAGATCACCTCCGCGACACCACCAATGCAATAGGTAAAATAGTCAATACCCGAGTAGAAGATGGCGAAATTAGAGGTGAGGTGATTTTTGGTAGCGGTCTTGTGGCAAAAGAGATTGAAGATAAATATCGGGAAGAGATTCTAACTGATGTCTCGATAGGGTATAAGATAAATAAATACGAAGTAAAAGAGAGAGACAATGATATTGATCTTGTGACTGTTACCGACTATGATATTTTTGAGGTGTCCGCAGTTGGGCTAGGATTTGACAATGGTGCACAAAAAAGAGAAGAAGGAACACAAGACATGACAAAAGAACAAAGGATCGCTGAACTTGAAGCGATGAAGCAACGATCAAAAGAGCAAGAAATCGAGTTAACTAAAGCCCGTGATGATCTAAGTGTAGAGGTTGATGCTATGAAGTTAGAGAATAAGAGACTCAGAGCTGAAGCTAAAGAGGGTAAAAGAGTAAGAGACATAGAGAAAACAGGTGCTCTATATGGTGCAGATACCGATTTAATTAAAAGAATGGTAGAAGACAAAGAAGCTACTGTGAATACTCTCAACGAAGAGATACTAAAAGCAAGGGTGAATGAAACCCCTGCGGCTGAAGTTGAGATTAACGGTATCCCTGAAGAGGGCAAAATGAGAGAAGAGATAGTTGACTCTCTGTCCTCTCGTATGGGTAGTACGGTGGATTTGAAAGATAATGTCTTTGCTCAAGCTACTTTAATCGAAATGGCTGCTCGAACTCTTGGAATAAATCCCATGAAAAAGATGCTTGTAGCAGAAAGAGCGATGACTACAAGTGAATTTCCAATATTACTTCTGTCTTCAGGAAACAGAACGCTCGAAGATGAATTTGCAAAGCAAGTGTCAACTTGGAAAGAGTGGGCTCAACAAGGTGAATTGAGAGACTTTCGACCAGTTGATGTGGCGAGAGTATCCAGTGCAGGTGGGATGCTAGACCCTATCTCTGAAAATGGCGAACTTAAAGAGATTAGTAGATTTGAAGATCAGAGAACTTGGCAGCTACAGTCTTATGGTAACAAGGCTTTTCTGACTAGAGAAGTTTTCATCAATGATGATTTGGGTGTTTTCGGTGATATCCCTGCTGATTTTGCAGAGAGAGCTGCGAATAGAGAAAGCAATAACATTTACGATATTTTGACAGGTACAGGCATAGGTGCAAGCTTTGTGATGAATGATGGGCTCCCAATCTTTCACACGGATCACGGGAATTTAGGTTCAACTGCTTTTAGCTCCACTGCTCTTGTTGCCGCTAAACTTGAAATGAGACGGCAAACAGCACTCAATGGTGATTTGCTAAATATTACGCCAGACTATCTGATTGTAGCACCCGAACTAGAAGAGGCGGCGATTGTTCTCTTAGCATCCCCTGCATCTATTGCTGACGCCAAGAACAATCAAGTTGTGAACACTCAGTACAAGTCTCTCAAACTGATCGTTGATCCTAGATTGAAAGACCCCGAAGAGTGGTATCTGCTGACGGGGAGCAAGACCATCAAAGCAGGATATCTTGCTGGGGCTGGTAGAGCGCCAAAGATTCAAATCAACAATCACTCTATCTTGGGTGTTGAATATGAAGCAGTATTTGACTTTACTCAGACAGCTGTGGATTATAGAGGTATGTACAAAGGAAAATAACCCCTTTGTACTCAGTATCTAAAACATAAATATAAAGGAATAATATGAATCAATCAGTACCAAAATTTACTGGAGTAGGCGATGGTAGCCTAATCCTAATATCGGCAGCAGCGGACATCTCCGTTTTTGATGTGGTTCCCTTCGGGGCGGTGCGTGTAGGTATCGCACAAAAGACAGTCCTCACGGGAGAACTTGTTAATATTAATATCGATAAGATATATGAGTTTGCTAGTACGGATGCTGACACTTTTGTATTGGGAAGCCCCTGCTATTGGGATGCAACGAATAAGATTGCTACGGTTGTAGCTGGTTCTAATTTATATATTGGAGAAGCAACTACTGAGAAAGCTCCAGCAGTTGTTGGTCGTGTTGAAATTCTATTAGGAGTTAAAAATGGGTAAAATTAAAGTAGAATTTTTAGGGAATGTTTTAACCTCCCAAGGTAAGAAGAGAAAAGGTGACAAAATATTGTTTGAAGAAGAAGAAGCTAGAAAACTTCAATCTATGTCTCTAGTAAAATCCGCAGAGGTAAAGAAGAGTGGAAACTCTCAGAGACCAGATAAAAAATGACCTAAGCGCGGTCTTTATGAACGAAGATGAATTTGCACAAACTGCAAGTTTCTTTCATCTCGGAGTAGAGACCGTTTTGACAATTCAAATCTTTGAAGAGTTTCAAGATTTTAGGACACCGACCTTTTTTAGGATTTGGTGTAACTTTGAGGATATCCCTGGTATCGAAGAAAACGACTACTTCATAATCAAGACGAAGAAATATGGAGTAGTCAGCTTTACGCGAGACGACATCGGAAACGAACTAACTATCTTTGC